GCATCAACAATTGTTTATCTATCAAAATCAAAAGAAAAAGATGGTAAGGAAGTCATTGGTGCTATAATAAGAGCGAAGACTTATAAGTCTAGGTTAAGTAAAGAAAATCAAGAGGTGGAGACTAGATTGTATTATGATGAGAGGGGACTGGACAGATACTATGGTCTCTTGGAACTTGGAGAAATCGGTGGACTTTGGAAAAATGTGGCGGGTCGTTATGAGATCGATGGGAAGAAAATATATGGTAAGGAAATTCTTAAAAATCCTGAACAATATTTCACCGAAGATCTAATGCAAAAACTTGACTCTATTGCCAAACAACACTTCTCTTATGGAACGAATTGAGACTACAATTCTCAAAAATCTAATATACAATGAAGATTACTCTAGAAAAGTTATTCCCTTTATACAACCTGAATATTTTGAGCAAAGATCTGAAAGAATTATCTTTGAGGAGATTGCAAAGTTTATTGTAAAGTATGGTTCTTCAATAACTACTGAAGCACTGAAAATTGAACTAGAAAATAGAAATGATCTCACGGAAAGTGAGGTAAAGGATATAAGAAGCATTTCAGGTTCACTTGATGGTTCTTTAGTTGATAAGCAATGGTTGATTGATAGTACTGAAAAATGGTGCAGAGATCGTGCCATTTATTTGGCACTTATGGAATCAATTCATATTGCCGATGGGAATGATAATAAAAAGAATCGTGATGCGATTCCAAGTATTCTTTCTGATGCACTGGCAGTATCATTTGATAATAATATTGGACACGATTATCTTGAGAATTATGAGGACCGCTATGATTTTTATCATAGAAAAGAAGAAAGAATACCATTTGATTTAGAATACTTCAACAAAATTACAAAGGGTGGTATTCCAAATAAGACACTCAATATCATCCTTGCTGGGACTGGCTGCGGTAAAAGTCTTTTTATGTGCCATCTTGCTTCTTCTGTATTGCTTCAAGGTAAAAATGTTCTTTACATTACTCTTGAAATGGCAGAAGAAAAAATTGCAGAAAGAATTGATGCCAATTTGCTGAATGTTCCAATTCAGCAATTAACTGAATTGCCAAAAGCAATGTTTGAGAATAAAGTAACAAATATTGCAAAGAAAACTCAAGGGACTCTAATTATCAAAGAGTATCCAACTTCTTCTGCTCATAGTGGACATTTTAAGGCACTTCTTAATGAACTTGCACTTAAAAAGTCTTTTAGACCAGATATTATTTTTATTGATTACTTGAATATATGTGCTTCTAGTAGATATAAGACAAATCTTTCAGTTAATTCATATTCTTATATCAAGGCAATTGCAGAAGAACTTCGTGGTCTGGCCGTGGAATTCAATGTCCCAGTTTTCAGTGCGACACAAACGACTAGAAGTGGTTTTGGATCTTCTGATCCAGAATTGACCGATACATCAGAATCTTTTGGACTTCCAGCGACTGCCGATCTTATGTTTGCTCTCATAAGAAATGATGAACTCGATAATCTTGGGCAAATTATGGTCAAACAACTTAAAAATCGCTATTGTGATTTGACTATGAATAAGAGATTTGTTGTTGGTATTGATCGAAGCAAAATGCGGATTTATGATTGTGAACAAAAGGCACAAGATGATATACTTGACTCTGGAAAGGAAGAAGAGTATAATAATGATGAACCCAAAGTAAAGAAAACATTTGAGGGATTTAAATTCTAATGAATGGTTATTATTCCGTATTCAATCCTAGAGGAGAAAAAATTGCTGACTGTGGTATCGAAAGAGATGCAGTTAATCTCATAAATATGAGAAATCGAAGATGGGATGGGCATTACTATCAGTTCAATCCCTTACCGGGTGATATAATTGATATTGCCAATACTAAACAACTTCCAACTAGTGATATTGTCGTCAATATGAACGGTGGTGTCGGTGGTTCTTGGAAAAACGTTTCTGAAGAAGAATTTGATGAGATGTTCCCTTCCCCAAAACTAAAACAACTGAAACAAAATCAACAACAACCTTTTGAAGTATGACTAAAATTGATTTCGAACGTTACGAAAAATTTGTAGATGCTGTCACCTCAGATGCTTCTACTGACTTTGTGGCACTTTCCGATCGTCTAGTTGAATTGGATGAAAAGGGTGCAAATATTGAAAGACTTCTTACTGCTGGTGTTGGTATTAATGCTGAAGGCGGTGAGTTTCTTGAAATTATTAAAAAGATGATCTTCCAGAAAAAACCTTGGAATGAAGATAATAAAGAGCACCTTATCATTGAACTGGGAGATCTGATGTGGTATGTAACACAGGCGTGTATTGCTCTTGATGTTTCTATTGATGAAGTAATTACACGAAATGTTAGGAAACTAGAAAAGCGTTATCCGGGTGGTAACTTTGATCCTTATTATTCTGAAAATCGTGCTGAAGACGATCTATGATTGAATCTATTTTAAAGAATGAACTCTATATGGGTTACATCTTTGGTATTATGATTCTTGGAGGTTTTATCCGAGAGTATCACGTTCTTGAAGATGTCTATTCCCTTGCTAAAAAATATGTAAAGGATAATCGTGTTCTAATAATGATTACCTCTTTGTTTGGTGGTATTCTTCCAATTCCTGGAAGAGTTGCTCTTTCTGCTCCTCTCCTCGATGCTATTGCTCCAGAAGATAAAAAGAAAAGATCTGCTTATGGAGTAATTGATTATCTTTCTACTCATCACTATTACTGGTGGTCTCCTCTTGAAAAAACAGTAGTTCTTCCAATTGCTACACTTGGAATTACTTATTCTACATTTCTTGGAATGATTTGGGTTCCACTTTTAATTACTTTGGCATATACATTTTGGTATATTTTTGCTAAAATTGACCCAGATCGTATTGATGTTTTGAACCACGTCCGTGAATTTAATCTTTATCGTGCTGTTCGTGGATGGGCACCAATGATTGCTACAGTAATCCTTCTCTTAAATACTGGAAAGGGTGGAGCAATTTTCTTCTTCCCGTGGTTTGCTGCGATGTCTATTTACTACAGCATTCTGTGTAAAGATTGGAATTGGGGAAGGTGGTTAGATGGTAAGTTTGCAATTATTGCTACTGTAGTTCTTGCTTTTGGTGGCATTGTTGGACAACTAAATGCTCCAGTAAAAGAATATTTGAGTTCTGCTACACCAGAAATGCTTATTCCAGTTTCTATTGTTGCTGCTGTTGCATCATTCATTATGGGTTCTTCTGGCAAATATGCTGGTATGGCATCTATTCTTGTTAAAATTTTTGGAGCACAATATTTGGTTTGGTTCCTTACTACAGAATATGCTGGTTATCTTCTGTCTCCTGCTCACAAGTGTTTGATGATTGGTCAGCAGTACTTTGGAACTCCAATTCGTAAATACTATAAAGTTATTGGTGGATTGAGTGCTATATTGGTTACATATGCTGTATTATATACGTTTGTATTTTAATTGAAAAAGTTAATTAAGAAATATGTCTCTATAATATCAAAAATACCAGAGAGGCATTACTTTCCAATCTTTGTAATCATCTCATTGTATTTTGTTGTTCCTTATAGTGAGTTTGTAGTAACAGCATTAGCGCCATTGTATTTTGTATTTGAAAAACAAATTCGGGGATTGTTTTCTAAATTACCTATTCCAGAATATATTCGCTACGGTGGTTCTCTAATATTTTTTCTAGTAATGATTGACGATTACTTATTTTATTTTGCAATTATTTCTTTTGCTCTTTGGAGTTCTAGACAGGTAAAAAAGCAAAATAAATAACTAACTCTAATTAAATTTGAAGACGGAACAAGGATGAATGGGACACTTAAGGAACTGTCCCATTCATCCAGCAGACCTCCGATGGACCTGCTATTCTCTATTATAAATTATCTTCCAATATCTCCACCAGATCTAGATTTGCCTGTTCCACGACCACCAGGAACTGTTCCATATCTTCCTGATGTTCTAGTATCTGCTGGTTCTGCTGGTCCAAGATCTTGACCAGTTCTCATATCAATAACTCTTCTTCTCCTATGTCCTTCAACTGTTCCAACACTACTCGCAGGATTTCTGTTTCTACCTCTTACTCCAGTTTGAGCATATCCTGTATTCCTTACAGCATTTTGTTGTCTTTTTTGTCTTTCAGTTTCTTGTGGTTTTGTATCAGACTCTTGAGAATCGACATTAGATATTGCTTGTCTCAATTTTTTTAATTGTTTTATTCTGGTTGCTTGTTGCTGAGGAGTTCCTCCTCTCTGTCTAGTTAATTGAGATTCTCTTTTTTTTGCTTTTCCTCTGCCACCAGTCCACCAATCTATCTTTGCTTCTAAAATAAACTCTCGAAACGTCTTCATTTCTTTTATTTTTTCTAATTATTTAGAGAAAACTAAATACTTAAAAAAATGAATTCACTATTATTAGACTTAATATCTTCATTTGAGGCAGACTCAAAAAGTCCAAAAGAAAGATATGAACAATTTTTGATTTACACTCACCTAACATTTGAGAAAAAGATAAAATCAGTTAGGTCGGATACATTGAAGAATAAATATAAAAAAATACAAAAAAACATTTTGCAATATATTGTTGCAAATAAATCAGAGATAATTAAAAACATAAAGTAATGAAGACTTTTTCACAATTTATATCTGAGGCACCAAACCCTTCTAGACAAGCAAAAAGAATGGGTCTCAAATCCGATGGTCACGGTGGATTTGGGAGAATGGTAAATGGGGTATGGGAGTTTATTGCGAAAAATATTGATGGTAGATTAGTATTTTTTAATAAGAACCAAAGACCAGGAAGACAAGATCCTAGACAAACAGAAAAAGAAAAATCATTATCATATACAACATATGCTCCTGTAACAGCATCTTATGATTATGGAACTACTGAGTATGAACGGGAACTTAGAGAACTTTATGTCAATGGTAAAATATTTAATGAAGGCGAATGGGTTAAAAGTTCCGTAACAGAAGATATTGGGAAAATTATTCGTAGAGGAACGAATTACTTAATTTGCGTAACTGAGGATGGTGAAATGTTCAAGCCTTGGATTAAGGATGTTCTTGAGCAAAAGAATAATATAACTGATGTATCTGGAGTTCCTGCAGATCAAAGATTAGTTGGAACAGATGCTCATCGTAAGTATGTTGAGAAAATGGTTCCAGGTAGTCAATGGGGAAGACAATTTATAAATAAGTATAGAAAAAAGTAAGAATTATTAGAACTTCCAATGAATAATAAAGTATTTGAGGAAGCACCTCAGCAGATTAAGGCACCAAGACCTGCAGGTCCTGTTGGTGGTGCTTTAGATAAGTATAGAAAGGCTGCTAGGCAACTTGCATATGATATTAGATATAAAGTAAAAAAAGAATTTAAAGAAGGACAAAAGACTGATCCTGCTTCTTTAAAGAGAGCATATATTCAAGAACTTGGAAAATCTTCTTCTCCTGGTCCTGTTAAACTTCTTGCCAAGAAAATGTTGATTGGTGAAGAGTATGATATGTTTGATATTTCTGAAAATGTATCTTCAACAACATCTAAAGTTTTGGGTATGGTTTTCTCTGAAGGAACTGGTGATTATGTTTTGAGAGTTAAGGATCCAAATGCAGGAACTCAATATACAAGATCATATAATAACTATGCTGCTGCAGAAGCAAAAGCAAATCAATTAAGAAAGAAAGGACTTCGTGTAGAGATTACATCAAGCAGTAGTCAGAAAAAAGATACTTATGATAAGACTGGTCAGAAAAAGAATGATGGAAATCTTGCAAATAATTACCCACCTTATAATAAAGTAACTAGAGGTGATGTAATTGCAGGTGCAAGAGGTGAAGATCAAATGGGTGGTAAAAGGGAAGTAAATAAAGAGTCTTTCTTTTATGAGGCAGAAAAAAATATTGATGATGAAGAAAAACTTGATGTAATGAAAGGTAAGAATAAAATCATTATTAATCCAAGTGTATTAGAAAATGCTGCAGAGTATTTTTATAATCAGGGATACACTGAGAAGGATATTGCAGTAATCTCTGAGGGTATGGGATATGATCAATTTGTCGAGTTTGTTAATGATATTGGATTTGAACTTTTAACTGAGGCAAGAAAGGCAAGAAGAAGAACTGGTGGACCTTCTTATGAAGAAATTAAGGCGCAAATTGATGCCAAAGAAAAGGAAAAATCTACCCCAAAAGCAAAAAAACCTGAAGTAAAAACACAACCAGAACCAACTAAAAAACAATTGCCACCTGGGCAAGAAAGAATTAGACAATCTTTGCAGAAAGCAACTTCTCCTGAAGCAAGGAAGCAAATGGCAAAATCTGCTGCTGGGGCTTTAGCAGGAGCAAGAGATACTGCAGCAAGAGCAGCACTTTCTGCCTGGCAAGGGCATAAGGCAGCAATGAAGAAAAAGGATGAAGGTGGATCTGTTGCTCAGCAAATTGGTGCTGGTGCTGGTAGAGCACTTGGATCCTTTTTTAGAGGAGGAACAGAGCACTTAAAGAACTCTTATGAGTTTACTGGATGGGTTGATTCTCTTATTAATGAAGGGTATGATATTGGAGATTGGACAATCTCAGAACTTTATGATGAGTTTATCACTGAAAAATCAATGAGCGTATCTCAACAGCAAGCTGCTGGTGCCGCATATGCTGCAAAAAAGGGAGAAATCGATCCTTCAGAATTGAAGGGAGCATCACTTGAAATGTATAAGACAATGACAAAGAAACAACTTCGTGATTTTGCAAAAACAAAGCACAAAGGACTTCCTGATAAAAAAGAAACAGAAGATGATGATAATGGAGAAAGTGTAGAAGAGCAGACAATGGGTATGATGAGTCGTAATGAAAGGGAAAGATATTTGGCGGATCTTGAGAGAAAGCAATTTCAAGGAACTTTAGAAACTCCAACTGGAAGAGGATCTGAAACTTCTACTACAAGAAGAAAAGGTCCAAAGATTGTAATTAAATCCTCATATGAAAGAGATGAAGAATGTGGTTGTGATGAAGAGGAGAATGAAGAAGATCCAAGATCAATGAAAACTAAAAAAGATCTTATTAAAAATAAACTGAGAGCAATGGGTCTTAAAATGTCTTATGAACCTGATGGTGAAATGATTGATGAAGAGGAAACTGCTATTGAAAATGTTAGAAAAAAAATTGAGCGTGAATTTGGTCCTGGTGCTATTTTTGATCCTAATGCACCAAAACCACCTTCTAAAAAAGGTAAAAGAATGGTGAATATGGTGAATATGGATCCAAGAGAAATAGAATCTCAAGGTCGTTATAGATTAGATCCTCCATCGGGAAAAAGACTTCAGGGTGACTGATGAACGAAGCACTTTCTAGATTATCTCCATTTTTTCCTCCAAAAGAGGAGACTCCTAAAACAAAAAAGAAAAAAAACTTTAAGGATTTTGTTTCTGATGTTGAACAGGCAAAGAAAAAACTTGGATACAAGGTTGTAAATAAACCTCCATATAGTGTCCATAGGCATACGACCTATTTTTAAGATTCTATAATCCTAAATAATTTTGGACCAGTATCCACACATTTCACGGAGGACATTATGGACGCAATCGTAGCAATCGTAAAACCAATTATCATTAGAATTGCAACTCACCCTTCAGTTAAAAATCTTGTTATTGAACTTCTTGAGAAGTATGTTACAACTACTGATAATAGTATCGATGATATGGTTCTTTTAACTGTTAAGGAACTTCTCTACAAGCCACAAGTTTGAGTATGCTGACTTGTTTAGCAACAAACTGGGGAATTATTATTCTTCTAGGATTACTTTTAACATTATCTGAGTGGTTGGCAAAAACAAAAAGGTTTCAGGAAAACGGAATACTTGATTTAACTGGACATTTTTTAAGAACAGTATTACATCATAAAAGAGACCGCAGATAGAGGTCTCTTTTTTTTATAAATATCAATATAAAGAACTTAGTAGGTAAAGAAAAATGGCTCTTTGGGGCAATAAAGACTCAGTTTATTCTACAGGAACAATCGCGGTGGATCTTTCCACTGGAATCGGTACGGGCGTTGCTGGTGTTGTTACTTGGACTAGTGCTGGAATCCAAACTGGTGATGTAATTTCTGTTGGAACTGGCGGCACTTATGGTCAGGCAGTTATTACTGGATTTACTTCCACCACCGTTTCTTTTGCAAGTACAGAATATTTTATTTCCGGAATTGCAACAATTCCTGCAGTTGCATATAATATTTCAGAGCAACCGATTTATACTTTAGGTGATAGTAGCTTTAATAATCGCAATGATGCAGATGCTACGTTTAAGAACTTTGGAGTAGCAGGAACTGCAACTACAACTGCTGGTATTGGAACAGATATTATTCCAGTAGTTGTTGGAAATCTTGATGTTATTGTTGGTGATGCAATTGTTAATGATGGAAGCAATCTTCTTATTTCAACAATTGGTGCAACAACAGTAAGTCTTGCATCAACAATTTCTGCAGGTATTTCAACTGGAGATACTATTTCATTCAGAAGAAGAACTGGTGGATACTTTAGAGATGTATTTGGTGTTGATGCTATTGAGGTTGGAGTCGCTGCTACTACTTCATATGCAGTAGCTCACAGTGGATGGGTTGGCATTCAGACTTATATTGATACTCACGGAAATCTCAGAGTTAAATCTGAAGTATTAGTTGCTGGTGGTATTTTGACGACAACTGATGCATCTGATGATGCCTTGTTCCCAGACAGCTGATAATTTCAGATGAAGTTTGATGAGTTGAATGAGAGCAATTATTTGCTCTTTGCAATAAAATTCTATGATAATCCTCAGGCAGTCACTAAAGATGACTTTGAGGATGACTTGAAAAGAATCAAATATATAAAAAGATTATTGAGAAGATATAAAAATACTGGCGAATTGAAAACCCATTTATTATTGAATCATTTGACTATTCTATTCAATGTTTTTAATGATGCTGCCGTACCTTTGCTTTTTTATAATTTAGAAAGAGATCTTTGGCCATCCTTAAAAAGTTTTCTTTTATTTCTAAATAGACTTTCTGAATATCCAAAGACGGATATTATCGAAGTTGAAGAGGATAATTATTGCTTAGAAAAATTGCAAGAAATCTAATGAATATAGATAAAATCATACAAATCATTAGAGAATTAAACGAAGAAGGTAGTTCTATTGCAAATGTTAGTGGACCTCAGGCACTTGGATTTGATCCACAAAACTTTGAGACTCCTCCGGTTTTTATGAAAAAGAAAAGAAAGAGGAATAATCCTCCTACTATAATTGGAAGAGGGCGTTTTCCTGGCGCAAGAAACCGTTGGAAAAATAAATAATTATAGCATTATCCAGAGGATTTGTAATGCAAAACAAATCTATCCTTTCACCAGCAATGTTCAATTCCAACTCATCATCCACCGATACTAGAATTGCAGTATTAGAAGAAAGACTTTCCTCATATGAGGTTATGTTGAATCGAATTGATGAAGCAATTCAGATGATGAGTACAACTAGTCAGAATATTAGTAAAATGTTGACAATACACGATCAAAAAATTGAACAGTGTGGAAAAACTGATGAAATGATTACTAGTATGATTGGCGAATTAAAATCTGAAAATCAAGAGCAACATACTAAAGTTTCAGATAGAATCAAATCATTAGAAACTAAAGTTGAGGAAATGGCAAAGTTTAGGTGGATATTAGTTGGAATTGCCGTTGTTGTCTCCTTTGCATTTTCTCAATCATCAGTTGTCGTTGACATCTTGACTCCAGATCAACCTCCTGCTAAAATACGTGGATATGATTCTGGTTTGTAATGGATTTGGTTGATTCCAAGTATATTGGATTAATTTCGTCTCGTTTAGAAAAGTTTAAGAAAGTAAAAACTGATTTATATAATTTTCGTTGTTGTTTTTGTGGGGATTCTAAAAAAAATAAGACAAAGGCAAGAGGATACTTGTATGCAGTAAAAAATAATACTAACTTCAAGTGTCATAATTGTGGAGCAAGTTTTTCACTTAATAATTTTATTAAGAAGATAGATCCTGTTCTACATAAACAGTATACTCTTGAAAAGTTTAAGGAAGGTCATACAGGCAAAAACTTCACTGCACAAGAACCAAAGTTTAATTTTAAGAAACCAGTTTTTAAGAAAAAGATAGATTTACCTAAGGCATCAGAAGTTGAAGTTGCAAGAAAATATCTTGAGAATAGAAAATTAGATCCAAATAAATTTTATTACGCACATAAGTTTAAGGAATGGACAAATAATCAAAAGAAAACATTCTCAAATACATTTAATGATGAAGGGAGAATCATAATTCCCTTATATGATTTTGATAATACATTAATTGGATTTCAGGGAAGATCTCTAAATCCTAATTCAATTAAATATATAAGCGTAATGTTAATAGATGAGGCACCAAAAATCTATGGACTTAATACAGTTAATGCGAAATTACCAATCTATGTGGTCGAAGGACCCTTTGACAGCACTTTCATCGACAATAGTGTGGCTTTGTGTGGGAGTGACGGTGATGTTTGTTGTCTTGAAGGAAGCGATCTCATTTTTGTATATGACAATGAACCCCGTAATCAAGAGATTGTCCGCAGAATTGGGGATACTATTGATCGAGGCAACAAAGTCGTCATCTGGCCAACAAACATAAAAGAAAAGGACATTAATGATCTAGTTTTGGCTGGACACGATGTTATGAATATGTTAAAATTAAATACTCATTTTGGATTAGAAGCAAAAATTAAGTTCAATAATTGGAAAAAGATATGAGCAACGGAACAAAAGTAGTAAAGAGAGATGGAAATATTGAATCTCTTGATCTCAATAAACTTCACGTAATGGTAGAAGAGTCTTGTAAGGACCTTGCAGGAGTTTCATCATCACAAGTTGAAATGCAATCTGGCATTCAGTTTTATGATGGAATCACAACAGCGGAAATTCAGGAGATTCTAATTCGTTCTGCATCAGATTTGATTGATCTAGACCACCCAAACTATCAATATGTTGCTGCAAGGTTACTTCTTTTCTCTCTCCGCAAACAATTGTTTGGTGGAATGCACGACTGTCCAAAAGTTTTGGATCATATTAAAAAGTGTGTAGACTTGGGAGTTTATGATGCTGAGATTTTAGATTTATATTCTGATGAGGAGTTTGAGAAACTTGAATCATTTATTGATCACCAGAGAGATTATCTTTTCACTTATGCCGGTCTTCGTCAAGTTGTAGATAAGTATCTGGTTCAGGATAGAAGTACTGGGAAAGTATATGAAACTCCTCAGTTTATGTATCTTTTGATTGCTGCAACTATTTTTGCCAAGTATCCAAAAGAAACAAGGATGGATTATGTTCGTAGATATTATGATGCTATTTCAAGGCATAAAATTAATATTCCTACTCCAGTTATGGCGGGTGTAAGAACACCTCTTCGCCAGTTCGCATCTTGTGTTCTTGTTGATTCTGATGATACTCTTGATAGTATTTTTAGTTCTGATATGGCAATTGGTAAGTATGTTGCCCAAAGAGCTGGAATTGGAATCAATGTTGGACGAATTCGTGGGATTAACTCAAAGATTCGCAATGGTGAAGTTCAGCATACTGGTCTAATTCCCTTTCTAAAGAAGTTTGAGTCTACAGTAAGGTGTTGCACCCAAAATGGAATTAGAGGTGGTTCTGCAACCGTCTATGTCCAAATCTGGCATCAGGAAATCGAAGACATCCTTGTATTGAAAAATAATAAAGGTTCTGAGGATAATCGTGTTCGTAAACTAGATTATGGTATTCAGATTTCTAAACTTTTTTATGAAAGGTTTATCCAGAATAAAGAGATCACTTTATTCTCTCCGCACTATGTTCCTGATCTTTATGATGCTTTTGGCACTGATCGATTTGATGAGTTATATGTATCTTATGAACAAAATGAATCTATTCCTAAAAAAGTTGTCAATGCTCAAGAACTATTTTTAGATCTCCTAAAAGAAAGAGCAGAGACTGGTCGTATTTACATTATGAATATTGATCATTGCAATTCTCATAGTTCTTTTATTGATAAAGTTAATATGAGTAACCTTTGTGCAGAAATAACTTTACCAACTAATCCTATTCAACATATTGATGATGAAGGTGGTGAAATTGCTACTTGCATTCTTTCTGCAATCAATATTGGTAAAATCAAACATCTTGATGATATGAAAGAACTTTGCGATCTTTCTGTTCGGGCATTAGATGAGATCATTGATTACCAAAAATATCCTGTAAAGGCAGCAGAAAACTTTACTAAAAATCGTCGATCTTTGGGTATTGGGTATATTGGTCTTGCACACTATCTTGCAAAGCACGGGGAGCACTATGAGGATCCTCGTGCCTGGAAGTTGATACACGACCTTACAGAGGCATTTCAGTACTATTTGATTAAGGCATCTGTTCGTCTAGCAAGAGAGAAGGGTCCTTGTGAGTATTATCATAAAACTAAGTATTCTCAAGGTATTCTTCCCATTGATACTTATAAGAAAGAAGTTGATGAGATTGTTCCTAATAATCTTCAATATGATTGGGAAAGTTTGAGAGAGAAGATTAAAAAGTATGGTATGAGAAACTCAACATTGTCCGCTCAAATGCCTTCTGAAAGTAGTTCAGTACAAACTGCGCTAACCAGTGGCGGCGGCATTGGTGACCTAAATAGCAGTACGACATTTACTTGCGCCAATGGCTCGTCAAACAATGGCAATG